TTGAATATCTGCTCTGCTCTTTGACGTGTTATTCCATGAGCTTTCCCTATGTCATCATAGCTCTGACCCCTGAGTATCTTCCTGTCCAGAATATCGCGTTCCCTGTCGGTCTTGGCTGACTGCTTAAATATCTTCTGAACCCTGGCTTCCTCCTCTGCTCTCTCAAATATATCCTCCGGCCTCTCTGCTCTTCCTGGAACAACTTCTTCCATTTCCGCAGTCAAGCGCTCTGCCCTTTTTCTTTTCAACGTAGGCTTTACCCTGAGCTCACCCTCTTCAGTTATTTTTGGAAGGATAGATTTTATGTAGGTCTTCAAAGGACCCTTCTCAGGTTTATAATTCCTGATTATCTGATCTGCCAGCACTCCTCTCTTAATCCTGGGAATAGCCATCTCTTCAAATACTTTTTCAATCTCAGTGAGGGTAGGCTCCTTGGCCACAACTGGAGGCTTTGCTTCAGCTACCCTTGGTATTCTCTCTGGAGCAATTTTATATGCTTCATCAACAGCTTTTTTAAGTGGTGTAGCTGGTTCAAAACCTCTTATAATAGAATCTCTCATAAAAACATCTGGAGAAATATCCAATTCATATTTATCAAGAATTTTATTTATTTTATCCCAATCATAAACAAGAAAAGTTGTTTGATTTCCTATAACTCCGCCCATATCTTCTCTATGAACGATTGTTTCTAAACCAGCGTTTTTTGCTTTCTTTAATTCTCTGGGAATAATTTTTTCTAAATCTTCCAAGTTCCCAAAAACCTCATTTGCAATAACATCTCCCATCGCTTTTTTCCCTTCATAAACAGGTATAATATCTCTTTGGTAAGCTTTTTCAATCGGTTCTTTTTCTAATTCTTCAGCTACTCGCGGAGCTTCTTTAGGCACAGCTTCCGGAGCTATCTCTGGTTTCCTTAAATCCGCAAGATCCCTGGAAGTCGCAATACCTTGTTCATCCCTTATGCTGGCAAGCCCTTCTTTTTTGTTTATGCCTATTATCTCACCAGTTCTTATCCCAGTAATAGTATCAAACTCAACTGTATCTCCAGGCTCAAATGTAACCGGCTTTTTAAAAAGCTCAGGATAGTCTACTTTGTGTTGTGCTAAAACTTCAGGAGAAACATGCTCGCCTTTATCCAATGCCTTTTTAACGAGCTCACGATGAAAGGTTTCTCGATCATACTTTGGTCCAGGAGTAGGCTTTCCTTCCGCAGTCGGTTTCAAGCCGTAGCTGAAAATAAATTGTCCAGTGCCAGGCAGGACAAATCCTGCTTCCATATCTTCAGTTTTTACACCTTTGTTCTGTATCCTGGTGAACATATCAGCATGAATAATTTCTTCCGGTTTACCTTTATGAACATTTCCTGTTTTGAGATCCTTGATAGCAACTTTTATTTGACTATTAAAATCTGCCTTCGTCATCTCGGCAGGCTTACGATCCATGAATTCTTGGTATTGAGCCTCAACTTCTTCCCTGGGTGGAAGGTGCTCGTCTCCGGTACGTTCATCTCTGAAAGTTGCTGTCCCCCTTCTAATGTTATCTGCCATCTCCCATAGCTTTACGTCTCCCTCCTCTAGTGTTGGGAACTCATGAGCCATAGCTTGAGCAAGGGTATCCATAGGCATCCCATCTTTCCTGATCAATCCTGGAGGAAAGATTTGCTTTAATTCGGCATAAGGATAATCAGGGTTTGGTTTTACTCCCCCTAGTTGATTTATTGATTCATAAAAAGGATTTTTGAAGACAGGCTTCTTTCTAGGTTTTATAACTTTAGGTGGCTTTACATGCGGAGGAAGAAGCTCTGGCTCAACCGGCCTCCACGGTATTGTAGGCCCTGGTCTTATCCATCCAGGAGGCGCAGCTATTGGAGGCTGAGGAAGATCAACTACCCATCCCCCCTCAGCCGTTGGTCTAATGTTAATTGCTGGAGGGGGAACTTTAGCCGGTACAGCTTCGGGACGCACAGGTACAGGCTCAGGTGGAACTCCTGGTCTAGGTGGGGGTGCTTCTGTAGGAGGAAGAGGCGCTGTGGGGCGTGGAGGGGGTACTTCTGGAGGTGGTGGTGCTTCAAATGGTCGCCTGGCTAATGGGGCTTCTGCCGGAGGAATTGCTGCTGCTGGCCGAACTTCTGTAGGTGGAGACTCAGGCCTAACCGGAACTTCCTCTGGAGGAACTCCTACCGGAGGTCTCTCAACGAAAGGAATCTTTGAGGGGTCTCTGAAAATATCCTTCATTTTAGGAGCTCTTGGCATAAAGCCTGGTTCACCTGTAGTGATCCATTCTGCCCTGGGTTTTATCCATCCACTTCTAACCGCATTCTTCCATCCCCCTGTTTCCTTCATAGTTTCTAATATCTCTGCTTCTTCTGCTGTTAATTTTATTCCTGCTCCAGATGCGTTCCTGTCCATTTTATTGAAGAGATCCCTCATCTGTTTAGCAGTAAAAGATTTGCCATCCGGAGGAACTTGAGGAGCTTCCCAGTTTACTTTTTTATAAACCTTGGCTGCCCTATTATAATTGGCTATTCTAGCCATCTGTTGGACAGTTACAATCGCACCACTGAGCGCACCAAAAAATAAAACATCACCCGGGACCTGCTTAAGCCTATTTAAAGCACTTTCCCTCTCAGGCTTCCTTAACAATCCTGTGGCTATACCAACCATTGTACCCTGAGCCACTGCTTGCAGAAAAGGAATTTTCGTCATAGTTACTGCTGGTAGGGCAGCACCACTAAATAATAAGCTCAGAGGCACAAGCATTCCGGCAATTTCACTTGGAGTAGTTACTAATCTTTGAATTTCTTCTGGGACTAATTCTCTGTCAATATTCCTGGCAGCTTCAGCAAACCCCTTCTTGCCTGAAATCTTCTCAATTATCGTGTGAGGATCTATATTCCCAAAAGACATTCCCCTGACAAGGCCTTGAACCACAAGACCAAAAGGATCCACTTCACCCTTTGCTACTTTTATAGAAACATCTTTTAAATTCTGCCAGAAACTAGGTTCTTCTATATATTCACCGACTCCCTTTTGAGCTTCAGCAAGCCTCCTGGATCTCTCAACTTCCCTTTCTGCTAAATCTTTTTTTGTTGGAAGCTCACCCACTATTTCATAACCTTGTTGACGGAGATCCTGTTGAACAAGATTCCTAAGGTTGGTTGGAATGTTTTGAGATAAACCGAGATCCTGACGAATCAAACCTCTAAGCATATCCTCCATACCAAGAGGTTCTTCTGGAAGCTGACCAGGCGCATCAAGCCTCTTCTTTAAATAAGGTGCGCCTTTCCAGGGTTCTTCTATTGCCATTATCTAAGTTGACCTATAAGTTTTTGAGCCATCTGTCGAGCTGTCGCTTCATCAAGTTTTCCTTCCTCCATATACATCTGGGTCATCATCTCAAGAAGCCTTTGATTTATAACTTGATCACCAGCTTCAGTAACACCTGTTTCCTGTCCAGGAGTAAGTCCTGTCTTAGGAGAAATTAATCCTCCTCTGTCAATGCCAGTTGGAGCAACCTCTTCACCAACACCAGTTATTCCAGTTATACCAGCCTCCGGTTCAATGGCTCTGGTATTCCTTACGTTTATAAGAAATTTCTCTTCATTAGCAGTAAGAGCTTTTCCTTTTGCAAGATTAATCCAAATCTCCATAAGCCAAGTAAAGGCCTGGCCTCTGTTCTTTGGAGAGAGAGGATCAGGAACTTTGCCTGATCCAAAAAGAGCCTTCATCTGCTCGTTAATATCTTTACCCTTAACTCCTTCAGCCTCCAAGAAATTTATCGTATCCTTGACAATAGCTCTCATCTCTTTATTCTGTTCCTCAGCCGGTTTTTGTTTTAGCTTCTTTCGCTGAAGCTCCAACTCTTCTCCCTTGAGCCTTACTCTCTCAGCATCAGTCATGGCCTCAGCACCTCTTATAGCCAATCCAGGTATAGCCACTTTCTGAATTTGTTCTTTCTGTCTCGTCCCCACAGCAGCCTGACCTACCATATCCATGACTCCGCTTTCAGTTAAAAGAGTAGCAGACTGAGCAGTCTCTTTCGTCCAGGGCTTCTGAGTCGCGGTAGTAAAGGCTACCTCAGCAATCTTCATGGCATCTTTTTTCATAGCCTCTACCAGGGAAGCCACATCTTTTCCTTCTTTTTGTGCTTTAAAAACAAGAGCCCTATGGCGTTGCATCACTGGATCTCGAGAAAGCTGATCGGTGAAGGCTGCCTTCATTCTCGTCATCATATTTTCATGCCTCTGGGTCTCGAGTTGTCCATAGCCTCCCATTCGTTGGCCAAGGAGTTGTTTTTGCATAAGAAAATTAGTTAATGTTTTGATATTTCTGTTGAATTGTCCTTCCGGAGTTGACATTATCCGAACCCTCCTAAGCCTGGCGCTCTAGGTGCTCCTTGAATAAGCTGCATGATCATTTGCATCGGATCCATGCCACCAAAGCCACCACCGGCAGAAGGAGCAGCAGCAGGAGCTCCAAAGCTAGGCATAAGATTTCCCATGCCCATAAGTTCAGCGCCAGGAAAAACACCTCCGGCTTCAGGTCCACCTAAAGGCGCACCAGCTCCCTTCCCCATTCCTTGCATAAGCATGAAAAGAAGCATACCTAAGCCTCCAATGTCAATCGGCTCTTTGCCTGTGACAGTTTCAGTTGATTTAATTGTCCTAGGCTGTCCGGCTTGTTCGATTTGCCTTAAGATTGCATCAGCTATTGCCATAATTCCCTCCTTTCTAGCGCCAAGCGCCCATCATACTAAATAAATATTGAAGAAATTGATTCATGGTCTCCTGTTCTTGTTGATACTTCCACTGCTCAACTCCTCTCATAAGGTCTGAGATCCCACGTTCTGTCTGCCAGGCTATATCCTGAGATACACCTTTAGCTGCGCCAGTTCCCATTAAACCTTGCCTGGCTAAAGTATCAAAAACACTTTCTCTGGTTCTTCCTCCTATCCCTCTTACAGTTTCAAATCCTTTACCAAACATGCCGGCAACCAGATTATCGATCCAGTCTGAGCTTGTCGGTTCTTCAGTTGGGGTTACAACATCAGGTACAACATTAGGATCAACTACCGGCCCAGTTATAGTCCCAGGTACAGTTACTTCTCCACCAGTAGTCGCCTCTCCTGGTTGCACTCTCATGCCACCGCAACCATCAACACAGCCTTGATAATCAAACCCAGGATCTAAAGCTAACTGTTCTTTACATCTCCGAAGACAATCTGGTTTATTTGCTCCTAGGCCTGGAAAAAGATCATCCATATTTCCGTCCATTCCTTTGCCCAAAAAATAAGCCATTCTTACCCTCCTCCTAATGATCCAGGCGTAATAAGACCTGGTTGAATAGGTAGCGCAGAACGTCCAGCCCCCTCAAGTATCTGAGGAAATTGAGTACCAAGCATCTCCATAATCTTTTGAGCCCAGGGTGAATAAACAGAGCTTCCTTGACCAAAAGAAGCCATTCGCCTCGTAAGCATATCGGCAATAAGAGGGCTCATCAGGCCAAGCATTGGATCCTGCCAGCCAGCAGGCGGAACCTCGGTTTCAGTTACTCTTTGTTGTTCACCCCTTCCTCCTGCACCAAGCAAACCTAAAAGCGAAGGAAGGCCAACTGCTAAAGCTAACCATGGGAATGCCATTTTGCTTACCTCCTTTTTTCTCTTATTTTATCTATCTTATCAAAGATTTTCTCATGGTCTTCTCTGTTGTTTTTCTTCATTTCCTTAATATCTTCCTCTATGTTCTCAACAGATGTTTCAAGTCCTATTATCTTATCTCTATTCTCTTTACAGATCTCGCTATTGCCTGGCTTCACTGTATGTGGATTATTCGCAACAGGGGCTACCTGAAGCCTCTGGGTCCTCAGCGTTAATCTTTTGTCCTTCTTCCAGTTAATATAAAGCGGAATCAAGATCTTGTCAAAGATTAGAATAACCAACAAAAGAAGGGATAACCAAGTAGCAGAACCAAATCCTTTTATTCCTAGCATTTATACTCCAATGCAAACAACGTTATCAGGCAGGCTAGCATGACTCGCGGTTTTCCAGAGCTCATTTACTGCTGCCCCTGCTGCTGCTTGATCCACCCCTGATTTTATACTAGCTATTTTTACAGTCCCACTTGTGGAGAAATTAGAAGCTGTGCTAGTCCAGTCTATATGTTTATTGGCTACAAATCCTGCAAGCTCGTCATGTGTTCGCCAGATGAGATTCCCTGAATTATCTGTTCCCAGGGCTTCATTTGCCGGGCCGTCTGCGCTCGGAAGAAGCCAGATCTGATCACCAATTAAGCCAGCCGGAACTTTAAAGCCTACGTAATGATCATCGGCTCCATAGAAGCGAAGATCTTGACTATCCCGAATTCCAACATCTTGATAGAGATTAATTAAACCTGCTACGCCAGGCTCTATCTCAAATCTAACATTCGTACCTGGCAAGCCTTCACATATTTGAAATTTAAGACTATCCGAATAATCAAAACCCATTGTCCATTTAAGGACGTTATCCTCTTCCACTTCAAAATAAGCATCTGAATTATGAGAATCGACTATACAGGCTCCTGCGCCAGTGCTATTAATCCAGATACCCTTATGGTAAACAATATGCCAGCCAGTGTAGTCCTCAAGCTTGAGTAGAATATTAGTCCCAACAGTAAAGTCCATGTAGTCATAAGTGAAATTATACATGATTCTTCCGGCAGGTGGATTATAATTGTCATCGGCAAAGACTATACGAGCTTCTCCATCAGTAGCAGCTTGCATTTGGAAAACTACATTATCGTCATTCTCTATCAATAGGATAGTATCAGGATTAAGACCTGCGTAGGAAGCACACACATTACCCCTTATGTGCGTACGACATAAAGGAGCATTGAGTCCAACACCAACTCTATCAGTAGAAGCATCACAAAAAAGTAAGTTTAATTCAGTGTCGCCTTCAACACGAAAATCCTTATCCCTTCCACTTTCATTTATGGTGACAGCACCATCTAGGATATTATCTCCATAAGTATGAAACCTGACGGTAGGACCCGAAAGGCCTACGCCCACAAAACCCTTTTTATAGTAAATATTCGAGCCTTTTTTTATCCAGTAAGGCCAATCAAAAGTGAGCTTTCCTACTCCATCGGTTTTTACAAACTGTTCGTTTTTACCATAATTACTGGGCGTATCCTGCAAATCTGTGAAGCGGTTGCCTGAAACATGCGAATACTGGCCTTGTTGCAATAACCCTAAACGCTCAGGTACATCTTCAAGCCTTATCCCAGGCTCTTTTCCCCAAGGGTCAATCCGGTTGAATTTAGGGTCAAGCCAAGGATTAGGTGTGGAAACTCTGGATTTATTTTTTATTTCATCAAAAGATTGTTCAAGGTTAGATATTTCAGCCATCTAATCCCCTTTTATCTCAGCTTTCCTAGTCATGGGTGCATAAAACTGCTTGAACCAGTTGAGCTTTATAGTGCTTCCCACGTTTTCTGCGTTTATAAATTCAAACGCAAGGTATTTACCTCTTATTGCAGCTTTAATTCTATTTTTTATGGGAAGCCTTATGCTCCGATCAGTTGCAGAAGTTGGAGTAGCTCCTGCCAAAGCCTCTGTTCGCTGAACATCTTTATCGAAGTTCACATATTGATTAAAAGTTAGCGTATTACCAGTAGGAGCTTCATACTCAACTTCTGTCATAGGAAAATTTTGGTAGATCGGAAATTTCCACCATCCAGTTCGCACCGTTGCCGTTATGTTCGTGGCAAAATCTTGAGTTCCGCTTTCAGTTGTGCCTGCATAGCCATCTCTTGTCCCCATAACAAGCTGAATCTCTTTACTGCTATCCCTGGCTTCACAAAGACAAGATGGAGTCTTAGAAAAACTGAACGTATAAAAAGCTGATCTGGTTTTATTTAATACAACAGTTATTGCAGAAGCTCCTCCAGTTCTATCGGGAATAGAAAGCCAGATTTCATCTCGCGAAGCCAACCTTCCTGCCATAACCTTTTCGACTTCTGTTTTATCAAGAGATTTAAGAGTATTCATAACAGGCTTTGAAAAAAGAATAGAAAATGAATCTTGGCCATTATAAACTTCCCATCCTCTAAAGCTCAGGTACATCAAAAGTCCATAAGCCTCAAGTAAAGACCAAGGAGCGATACAGCCGTTAGCACCAGGGCCGTCATAAACTCCATAAGATCCAGTTAGTCTTTTCCTGACAAAAGTTATACCCGAGCGCTTCATCATGTAAAGAAGTGAACTATAGCCAATTATTCCCATTATTTCATCATCTGAAATACCACGCCTGGCACTTACATAGCGATTATTTGTATCAAAGGCATCTGGAACCCAAATCTTTGAATAATAGACAATATTCTCGTCCTCATCTGCTATCCAAAGCCTTCCGTCCCACCACTCAGAATACTTACCTAAAGGAGCAATATCATTGTCTTCAGACATAGGCGCTCCTAGTAAGGCATTGGGAATATTATCAACGAAAGTCGTTGTGGTGTTATCGTTTATTATGGCAACAAGATAATAAGCAGTTCCACCAGGTTGAGTTCTATAAATTTTTCTCTGATCTACCTGACCAGTATCAGAAGAAGTAGGAATGACCGTTATATTAACCTTCTGGTATGCAGGAGAGACAGTTAGTGAATCGCAGGAAAATACCCAATAGTCATCTAGGGTATGGCCAGTTATTGCTGCCCAGGCAAGCTCTACGCCAAAAGGAAGATACACAGTTGAAGTCAATGGCATTGCTGTTGAGTTCCATGTTTGCCCTCCATCTTCAGACCATTTCATAGTATCTGTAGCTCCAGTCCCATCTATCTGCACTCTTATTTCTATGTCCTCATCACCGGTATATGTTCCTCCTGGAGTTAAATCATTTAGCCCTGCGCCTGTAAAAGCAACAGCACTAACAACAGATTTTATGGGATTGCTTTCATTTGGATAATTGCCAGACCTAGCATAGGTAAAGGCATAGCGGTAAGTTCCTTTTAGATTCCCTGATTTTATATCAGCGCTCTTCATTTTAATCCAATCTGTATAAACTATTGTAGCAACGGAATCCCCATAAGCAGCAAGCTCTACTCTCCCTGGATTTGTTGTATCTTTATTGCCACAGGCATATTCTCCCATAGGCTTTTCATCAACAAAAACTTCACAGGTTTCATTATCAGGATCAGAAGATTTAACAGCAATTTTAAGTGTCTTCCAGGTATCTTTAATAGGAAGTGGACAAGACCCTTCTTCCCAAATTTCATCCACCTCTTCTAAATCATATTCTTCATCTAAAATAGGGCTCATTTCTATTCTTTTGCGTAATCTCATTCTATCTTCTCGGTATCTTCTTCTTCTTCCAAGAACAGCCTTCCAATTTTCCCCATCATAGATATAAGCTCCCTGAGCATCTACTCTGCATCTAAAGAGAATCCTTCCGTTATAAATATTTATTTCAAAGTAATCACCATCAGAAACTATGCCAAAGTCATCAAAATAAATACTTGTTTCAAAGGTAAAGTCAGCACCAATTTGAGCTAGATCATATCTTCTCCTGGCAATATCTCCAGAAGATGCAGCAGTCAAAAACTTAAAGGTTTCCTTAGAATCAAAAGTCTCTTGAGTGCTTGCACCATTTCCAGCATCAGCATCCGCCCAGTCTGTTATGTCAGCGCAGTCTTCATCAAGGTCAAGATCAAGATATTCGGCTGCTATTGTTGGCTCTGTGGCCGGAGCAGTAATGCCAACTTGGACTTTTGTGCCATCAGGAAGGATCATAATATTTTCAATCTCTGTAACTATGATTTGTTTTCCCTGGATATCGAGAACTTTTACAGGGTGAGCTAGGGTCGAAGCCCAGGTATGAATAGAGGCCCAAGCTGCTGCGCCAACTTTTCTCCAGACTTCATCTTCAGTTATGACAAGCTGACAAAAAGCTGGCGTTGCATCGTAATAGGTATGGTAGCCAAATACGTCCTTCGCTCCAAAGGTAGACGGGCCGGCTATCTCAGTAACGCCATCTCTTTTCTCACAGCGCTCACCATCCTCTGACACTCGAAAATTATCCATCTCGACAGCCTTGTTGAAACCAATGTCTGTAACGGCTGAAAGCTCATCTATCCCTTCGTTTAATTTAATCTCGGGGGACTCTCGCAGTTCCTTGATTTTTTCTATGCTCATTGTCCTCTTTGTTCATTATGCAATGCCAAGTGAAGACCATGAGATGAAAATAATTTTAGATTTTCTGGCCTATTGTCATCTTTAATTCCGTTTTTATGATGAAGGGTTTCTTCTCTTTTCAAATATCTGCCTAAAATTCTTTCCATCACTAAGCGATGTTCCAAAACATATCCTTTTTTATCTGCAAAAGGATGCTCAGGCTTCCAAATCAAAATATATCCCTCAGATGTTCTAAGCCTACCCCCCTTCCAATTTTTGCTTTTAGAGCCTACTTGTGCTTTTTTTATTTTTTGCTTTACTTCTTCTGGTGTTTCAATTCCTTTATTCCAAGGAACTCTGCCCATACATGCTTCACTTATTGTCCTTGTTTTTATTTTAAATCTTCTTAGCCACCGTAAGATTGTTTGGCTGCTTATATTGCATAATTCAGCAATTTTTACAGTAGATAATCTCTCTACCCAATACATCTGGTAAAGCCAATCTTTATCTTTGTATTTCATTATCTGTCGAAGGGGCCACCCTTATCGTAGAAAGCCTTGTCTCTTCTGTCTCCAGAGGTTCTGCTAAAAACAGACGGCCTTATAAACTGAGGTTGCTGCTGTATTCGATTGGTTAAGGAATCGATCACTCTTTTATGCTGTAGCTTATAAAGCGCAACAATACTCCCAACTTCCCTGTCATTCATATATCCAATTAGAATTGCAGCATCAAGGGGAATAAGTTTATGGGCCATCCTGGGGATATAAACCGGTCCAGTATCGGCCATTGAAGCTGCTTCAGGAACAACAATCCAAGCCCGAGCATAGTCTGTTTTAGCTGCTGAAGGCGTAGGTACAAAAATGATTGTCGTACCCTTTAGAAAAAACCCTACGGGATCTTCAGCCGTCTCTCCGACATAATCAGGTCTGTCATTTACCGGTATATAAGGAATATCCCTATAGCTTTTGTCTGTAACTTTCCTCTGCAAGCTCCACATCATAAGCCACTCTGCCGTAAGGTCATAATCAAAGTCATCAGCAGCAAGGGAAATATCCTCATAGGTGAGAAAATCTTCCTTCATGAACTCAACAAGATCCAAGACAACATCCTCACATGCAAAATTAATATAGAAGTCGAGGAGCACATTATCTGAGGGAAAGAGCGTGCCAGAGTCGTCCGACCACTCTCGGGTGAGGTTGCGAACCGCTGTCCTGAGCTCCGCCAATGTCATGATAATTTCTCCTTATTATGGATTAACTTATGTTCGCTTGGTGTACAAATTAAAAGATTTTCTGGTCGATTATCATCTCTAATCTCATTTCTATGATGAACAATTTCTGCTGATTTCAGTTGTCTATCAAGAATTTCTTCCATAATTAACTTGTGTTCCATTATTTCTTTACTAACAGGAAAGGGTATGCGTATTCTAACATATCCATCTGCATCAATTCTCCTTCCTCCCTTCCAAGACTTTATGCTTATAATTTTTCGTGTTTTATCTGTATGCTTCCTGCCCCAAAATGAATTATTTTTTCCCTGTTGAAGTTCACTCATCTTTTTTATTGTCTCTTCTGTGTGCTTCCTACCATAACAATGATGCTCTTTGCCAGTAAGATGTTTACAAGCTTTTTTCATGTTTAGTTTATGTTCTTCTGTAAATTTAGTTCCTTTAGGAACTCCGCCCTTCCTTGCTTTTATCTCATGTTTTTTCAGCCAATTACATATTGTTTGTTTATTAACATTACATAATTCTGCTATCTGCCATAAATACAATCCTTCTTCAACATACTTATCTTTAAGCCAACTTCTATTCTTATAAAGTTTCTCCGTTGGTATCACAATTATCCTCCTACATTATTCTAAAGTAAATATACGCAGTCCCTCCATCTATGGTCTTGACTTTCAGTGAAGGAAGCTTTCTTCCTTTTTCACCAAAATCAACATGGATTGGGGAAGCATCAGAAGCACCAGCTTTCAGAACAATCGCTGTATTGTCAGCATCATCATCTAAGACTAAATCATCGGCAGCAACAGAAGGAATATAGATAATCTTAACAATCGTAACTCCACCTGCGTTTAGCGTTCCTGTTTCATCCACTACCCATAATTTTGTCGTTGATTTGTAGGTATTAGACATTTTTTTCCTCCTAAAAATTTATAAATCAAGAAAATATTCATCTCCTCTCATTCCTTGTTGCCCCAAAATTACTCTCACGTGATCTATTTTTTTGTAGAAAGGAGTGGTGTCTTTAGCATTGAAATATATATAGACTTTATTTATTAAAGCGAGGTTTGGGGGTGTTCCACTTTCCCAATCTCCAGTTGAAAGCAAGAACTTAAATGCTGTCCACTCTCCTGCCGAAAAAGTTAAACTCCAATATCTGGAATTACCCAATGTGTCATAAATTCGCACTCTTGCATATTTAAATGCAGTTATTGCCCTATCGCTTTTCAACCAAAATAATATATGCTTTTTAGCAGACCAATCCCATGTGCCACCTGGATTGTATTGCGTGACATACGAAACATCAACAACAGGCTCAGCAACAGTGTCTTTCAGGCTACCTGTACCTTCTTTTTTGTCATCGGTATCAATCGAAAGAGCAGTTCCCGACCAATCCGTTGTCGCATCGCAAGCGGATATTAGATTTAAAGCCATTTGCTTCTCCCTAAGTAAAGATTTTTCTTCTCCCAAGATTATGTATTCGGACGTAACCCTCGGACATCATCTCTATGGCAAGCTGTTGTTTTTTCTTCTTCGCTTCCACATTAAGGCTATTGAGATAATTCAGGTATTTCTTTGGATCTCCGGCATACTTCCTTCCCATGAATTTTCTTTCCCTAAGATTATCTAAAGCCTTGCCATTCAGTCTTCTAAAAACAGCCAGAGTAGGCTTCACAACAACAAGCCTGCCATCTTTTATGACATTCATCTGCTTTTTAATCTCGTAATACTCATACCTTTTGTTAAAAACAACATAATAAGTGTCGTCAATAATTTCTAGCTCCCTCTCAAACCACCTAGGCGGGTGCATCCTGCTCTTCCTTTTCCTCCATGCCCTTCAGATTATGAATCCTCTCGCAGAGAAAAAATGTATCTCTCGTAACTTTCTTTGTTTCATCAAGTTTTTTAACCTGATCCTTCAGGAAGCCTACCTCCGCATCAGTAAACTTAATTGTTCTCTGCCCAAACTCCTTTTCTTTCTTCTCGTCCCACTTGATTCCACCACCTTCCGCAGGCCCCATCTCAACTTGCTTCATCTCTCCCTGGCTCAATTCAGTCTTTTGGCTAATATCTCTAATAAGCCTCTGCGCGACAAGATTTCCTTCTCTTGGAAGTATTTGAGCTATCATGAGCCTATCCTTCACCCCCAACCTCATTTTCACCCCAAATTCTTTTGCTGGCACACTCTGTTTGTTCTTTTGTGCGCACATGTAGATCTCCTTTATTTTGAAACATGGAGGGAGGTTTCCCTCCCCCCTGTAAAATCTGCTTAACCTATTTCTTTTTCTTCTTGGGTTTTGCCTTCGGCTCTTAGTATCTTTTGACCACATTCCACGCAACAACCAGCATCATCAAGATGGCAAAACATTTCACAATTCTCACAGTATGCTTCTTTTCTTCTTTCTTCCATGCTTTCCTCCCTAGTATCCTACGCCTTTAACAGCTATTCCAGTGGCATTCGTTGCTGCTGCAGCTCCGGTTGTATGTTTAAAGATCACTGCGTCATTTGCAGCGCTAGAAACCTTGGTTACGTTGACAAAATTGCAGTCCTCAAGAATCACAGCAGCAGCAATTCCTCCGGCAGCATCAGTTTTGAACGCTTCTGCAGGGGCAGCAACATGGTTTTCATCATGGGCATAGAACGTGCATCTTCTGAAAAGGACGTACTTCATATCCCTGACAGAGTTGTTGATATACACGAAGAATGGAGATGTTCCATCATTTTTCATCTGGAAAATGCACTCTTCAAAAACATTCCCAACGCCAGCGACAACCAGGTTGTAATTTGCCTTATCTCTGTCAAGGCCATCACTTCCGAATTTACACTGGTAGAAGTAATTGCCATGTCCAGTAACACTAACGCCCTTAAAGGTGCTAGCCACGTCCTGCTCGGCATAGAGTGGGGTATAAAAATACACATTATCGAACATGTTGTATCTTCCGGAAACTAGCGCAGCAGTAAGGTCAATCGCGTATCCTACTCCGGAACTTAACTTTGAACCATGCTCAATGGTCAGATTAGCGATGTACTGACCTCTTCCACTAAATGTGAACATGGGGCTAAATGGGGTTAAGTTAGGCTGTGAGAGTTCAACGTGTGGCTGGAATTTATTTGGAGACATGCCGATAACTGATATATCATTCAGGTTAAACACAACGCCTTCAGCTATGTCATGGTCAGTAGAGCCAGGCTTGAGATAGATCCTGTCGCCAACCCCCATAGCAGCTTCGGCTGCAAGCAGGGTTAGTTTTGAGCTAGAGGCACTTTTCCCATCATAGCTGTTATTTCCATCGTCTTGATCAACGTACCAAGCTTCGCTCCAGGGGTACGTAAGACCAGACTGCACCTCTTTCATGAACTTTACCCGTTGATCTATTTGAACAACCCCGTTGACTACGGGGCCATGTAATCGTCCCATAATTTACCTCCTTAAAACAGTGCCGAGCTAATGGGAGCCCTAGCACTGAGTATTAGAATAAGGGAAGCACCATCGTTAAACGATGCCTCCCTTTTGAATCAAAACAAAATTTTGACTGCTCTCTACTTAAGCCTCTCGTGCCCAGGTTCCTCGCATTCTTGTAATCTTCCAGCCTGTAGTACCAGCATAATCTATGGTGATAAGGTCTCCTTTTTTAGCAGTTGCAAGAGTATTGATAATATCGTGGTCATCCGAAGCAGTAATATCGCAACCGTTAATCAAGTCGTTTGAGTTGGGACTTACAGAGATTTGAACATCACTTATTCCATCCGTCTCTTCCCCATAATTCACAAGGGTAAAGGGGCCAAAGGTGATACCAACAGCAGGAAGGGTAATAACAGTAGTAACTTCACAAAGAATGACTTTTCCGTCATCCTCGGCATCCAAAGTCAATGTGGCAGCAGTAAGAATTTCAGTGAAAGCATGTTTGTGAAGGTGCATTCCCTGGAATTTAAGGTCATCCAGGCAATCGATTTTTTTTACTTTTTGATTAGCAGATTGATGCACGTTTCACCTCCTTAAGTCGCAGCGTGCTTAATGTCATAAAGCACGCCCTGAGCTTGTGGTCTGTCACAGCCAAAATTGTAATACCACACCAACGAAGCAGTCTGTTCATCAGCACCAGCTACCCTGGTTAGGATTCCTGAGTCTCCAGGAAGCCAGGTAAGCCCATCTTCAGTAGGAGCATAGACCTGAAGGAAGTCCTGATCCAACATGAACATTCTATTATCCGGACAATCATAATCATAGATAACAGGAATCGCACCTGCTCTTCCGCCATAAAAAGTAAGCCCAGTGACACCTCCCCACATGGCTTTTTCGTTGGGGAGAGTCTTATCGGCTTCAAGAATCTGGTAGTATGATCTCCAGATAATTTCGTTGGTTATGATAACGTCAACCCTTCCGTACTTCTCGACCTTATGGCAAAGCTTCATCATTTTGGCATTTGTAACAGCAACATCGCCCATGTCTTCCATTTGAGCTTCAGCCCATTCGTTTCCGGCTGTATCTCTGTCAACGCCCTGGAACGAAACCCCAGTAATTCCAACATAAGGATCGGCAGTATTAACAATTCCCATGAGTCCCATAGGAACTCCGGTTCCGGCTGCTCTGGACGCAGCATAGGTATCATGGTCGAAAATGAAAGATCCGACAGTTGCATTAACAGCTTCACCCATAACCAGGCTTGAAGTACCGTCAGCATCATCAGTGATGGTTGAGATCTCAACTTCCTCTGCTTCTAAGCTTCCGGCTGCCGTATAAATGTCAACGTCCATCCCTGCGTCAATGTAGTTGTGGGCCTCAGTGTATTCATTTGCGTCCTGTCCAAAAAGCTCAAGAGTTGTATGATCGATGCCGACTGCTGTCGAATCCGAGGCTGCAACATCAACTGTTGCCAAGCGTCCTGAACCATCACCCCAAAACTGGCGATTCAGTTTATTGGCTATATGAATCATAATGCCTTTGGTTTCAGCTTGAAGTAGATCCATGACCGCACCTTTACCTCTTGAGCAAGCCATAGCCAGTCCGTCAAATTGAAGTTGAGCGTACATTCCTCTTTTCATGTAAAGGGTATATTCATCATACGTCCCCTGCTTTGCAGTAGGAAACGTGGAGCTGGAACTGGGTCTTGCAGATTTAGAGGATGCAACTAGAGCTTTAAAAACGGCATATTTACCAACACAGTGCTCAGTATCAGTCTCAAAACGGCCATAAAGGGTGGTATTTTCAATGATCTCAATATTGAGACCAGGTAGAACAAATTCAAGGAACAATTTATCTGTAGCGGTTGTTCCCATTCCAAAAACACTCATCTATGTGTACCTCCTTATTTATTGAGTGATCGTAGTCTTTTGTCGCCCTCTGCTTTAAGCGCTTTCGCCAATTCAGGGTCGGCAAAAGCCTGGCTGAGGGCATCTTTCACACCTGTAAATTGTTTTTCTTTCTTTTTCTCTACAGGTGGCTTTGTTTCTCCCTCCTCGACAGATTTAGCAATAGGAGCTCCCTTCTCTTGTTCTTCATGGTAGGAAGCTACCCGATCTTGCTCAATCTCTTTTATCTGATCAGGATAAAGCTCTCTTAATTTAGCAGAAGTTACAGGCTCTTTTTCATCAGAGATGCTGTATTTCTGCTTGTAGTGTTCCTGGACCTTTTTGAGGTCTTGTGCAGTTTCGGTTACGATTTCCTGCATGTTCCTCTTTTGAAAAGCAGGGTCCTTGTTGGCATTTATCAAGTCAGCATTAGCTTTGGAGATAACCATACCGGTGAAGAGATCTTCTGTAAGATTCCTTTCACCCTCCTTGATTTGATCATGGGGGTGTTCTTCTTGTGACTTTATTACCATGCCTTCAAGCTGAACCTTTGCTTGTCCAAGGTTGGCTTCTTTCTGCGCATCAATTCTTTGCTGTTCGCCTTTTTTGGAATCGTTTTGTTCAGCCCTAAGCGCCTTTATCTCATCATTCTGAGTTTTAAAAGCTGCTCTGAGCTCGGGGTCGATTTCCTCGTTATTCATAATTTTGTCAATTCCCGTCTCTTCTGTTTTTTGCTCTTCTGTTTTTAACGGGGACAATTCTCCCGATTCGATTGCCTTGGCCACAGTTTCAAGAGGTACAGAAAGTCTCTTAAAGTCATCTTCACGCTCGGTTATTTTTCTCTCCCTGTCAGCCACAAATTGGCTTTTTTGGGTGTAATCAAGGCCTTCAGAGGCTAGTCTATTGTAGTCCTCTTCAGTCATGATTTTAACTTCCTTCCCCTTATAAGTGAGAACCTTAAAAGGCTTCCCGTCCTTATCGGTGGAAGGTTTTTTTTCTTCAGGCTTCTGATCTTCTTTTTTTACTTCAGGTTCTTTCTCTGCCGGTTTTTCTACCGGCTTCTCTTCTTCTTTGAAGAGTCCTGATTCTTCCGCCCATTTGTGCATCTTACCACCTGTGAAAAAATTCTTCTCCGGAAGCTTGACTTCCTCAGGTTTGGCTTCCTCAGGTTTTACCTGAGTTTCCTTGGGTTGAGGTTCGTCTATCTTTTCTTCTGGCTTAGACATAATAACTCCTTAGACGCTCAAATAAATTGAGTTAGTCTTTTATTTCAAGTAACATATTTTGTCTCATCTTATTGTGAAAAACCATATGCTTACCCTTGCTTTCAAAAAGTCGAAGATTTTCTTTTCTATCATCATGTCTTATTTCATTTTCATGATGAACAACTTCTTCCGGCTCAAGATACCTGCCAAGGTATTTTTCCATGACAAGTTTACTTCTCTTGACATAGCTACGGTTATTTGAATGCGGATGATTGCGCTTCAAAATTAAAGCATAACCATTACTATTAATCACTGTTCCACCTTTCCAATTAGGATTCTTTTCTCCAATTTTATGTTCTCTCTGTTTTTGTTTTATCTCTTCAGAATAATTCTTTCTTGTTTTTATATTGAATTTTTTCAGTAATCGCCATATCTGAGTCCTGCTTACTGGGCAAATTCTAGCAATTTCAGTAAAAGATAATTTTTCATCCAAATATTTATTCTCAAGCCACTTTTTGTCTCTATAATTTTTCATCCTCTTTGAATTCCCTCGATTTGGGGCTCTTCGGGTCCAGCCGGAGGAGTCCCCATTCCTGGAGCTCTGGTTGGCCTAGTTGTTGGAGGCGGTATTTGTGCCGCCATAGCCTTCCTAACGAAGGAAAGCCATCTAAAATGCTCATAAATGTGAAGGTCAAAAGCTCTCCACTTATCATCATCCCAACGCTGTGCCTCTTCTGATTTTATAAAATTCGTATGATAATCCAGGTGAAGCTCGTGATCATCGTTCCAGTAGACAGTAACGCCTCCCTCTTCACGTTTCTTTTCATAGGTATCGTCAATAAAGGATTGATTTTCTCTGAGAGCACGCTCTGTGTCTGCCATATCACGCCTAATTTCATGTTCTGCTGTCCCAAGGTTAATTGACCTTAGAACCTTAACTCTATCCTGCTCGGTCAAAATGCCCTCTCTCCAGAGCTGTATAAGAAGCTGAGTTTGGATCGTAGGAGACTGGTGAAGGCTTACGCCTGTCTCAAGGCGAACATCGAAGTTCTTGCTTAAATCAGAGTTGGAGAAATATTCTATAGTAGCTTCTTTGTGTTGGCCAACAACTTTAATCATCCGTTCTGCTGTATAATGCTGGTCCATGATCTCAAGTCTAAATCTAGCCATCTGTTTAAGTGTTTTATTTATACGCTTCACCATAGGAGTGAGCTTTACATTTTCCTGCTCAAGCATCATGGAATAGAGAGAAGCCGGAGCTCGAGAGGCATACTGGGGAAGCCTAGCGTAACTCACTTCATGCACGTTTGAAACCGAGCCAACAGCACCTTCCAGGAAATCTCTATACATCGTAACTTGAGGAGAAAGTTCCGGCATGTTGATGGTTCTCGGTTCTCCGCGAGAGAAGTCCACCTCAACCATCTCAAAGGCATCAACTGTGAATGCTCCTGCACGTTTTATTGCTCCCTTTCCTACAGCCATCTTGGGTCGCCAGGACTCTATGTGCTCAGACTGTATTGAGATCATCCGGTTAAATTCACGCTGGATACCCTGGACATAATAAAGGGGACCCCTAGGCCAGAAAGAATTTCCTCTCTTTTTGTAGATAAAAAAGTAATAGGGGAGATCTCCATGAGGAGAAGGATTTTCTTTTGCAGCAAGGACGTCTCCCTCACTGCTTGCGATAAATCTGCCGTCAGGATAAAGGTCGGATGGTCTTTCCCAGAACTCTTTTACGATATAAGTTGGCTCATCTTTGTCCTTTTCATCAAGTGGTTCGTGCATCCCCTTGTATTTCTGTATAAGGGCAGCCTTTGTTTCATGCCCTGCTTTCTGGGTTTTTTTATCCTTTTTGCGAGCACCGGTAGCTTCAAACCAATCATCTTTTACTTTGTAAACTCGCTTAATCTCTTCTTTTGTAACTTCCTTTACTTCTATGATCCAACGACACTTCTCCCTGCTCTTTGCTGTCGGGTCCGGACGAATATTAAAAATAGAAACAACTTCGCCAACACACTCACCAGCTTTCGCCTTTACGCCATTTTCACTGTCAGTCTTTTTGATAGTGGCATAATGAGACTTATCCCAGTACCATTTTATACATGAGATACCAGGCCGTAAAAGATCATATTTAGCATCCTCGTAGAGCTCCTCCACGTCATTTACTGTATCGTTATAATCGAGAAGCTTGGTAGCAACCTGAGCTCCCCTAATATCTTTCTGCTCTCCTGAATTTGGGGTTCCTATAATACTGTGATTGAAATTAATCTTGCCTTCAAGGGTCTCATTTAAAGGCTTCATAAGGTTTACGACAACCATTTTTTCCCTGGTATTCAAGGTTACGGGGACAACAGCACGAGAATTAGGGTCCCAAATCGAAAACTGGTTACCGTCTTCCCATTCGATGAGTTCCTTCCAATGGCCATGAAAGGTCTTGACAACAGGATGGTCGCCCACCTGTTTTTCTACCCAGGAGATATGCTGCTCTTCAGATTTATCTTGAAAAAAGTTTATTTTCTTAACCTTCTTGGTTTCTTCAACTTTTTTGATTTCTTCAGCTTCCATTTATTTGTCCTTAAAAAATAGCATCGTGCTCAGTCGGCTT